ATGAGGCTGTAGACACCATTACTGTTCCTGGTGTTGCTCTTGGTGATGTAGTTGTTGCCATCTCTGCATCTATTGATGTAGAAGATCTTGGCCTGACTGCTGCTGTTACCGCTGCAAACGAAGTAACTGTACAAGTGTGGAACAATACTGGCGCAGGCATTAACCTTGCCTCTGCTGTGTATAAAGTAATTGTAGCTCGTACGATCTTCGAATAAAACTTAACGGTTTTGCCTCTTCGGAGGCTTTTCTATAGCGTCTTCACTGAGGATGCTACAGAAAACTAGGAGTAAACATGGTTCCTCAAACCTTTCCGACAGTATATAACACAGCTAATGGCTCTACCTCTATGGTGGTGAGCACTATTGCTAGTACGACTGGATTGACTCGTTGGGTTGACTACATTCCTATTCAGATAGCATCAGAATCGGCTGTAGAAAACAGTATGAACAACAATGGTGCAATGGCTGCCTATGAAATTCCTAGCACTACTGGTAAACAGGCAGGCAAAGACTACATTCGTGTTTATGTAGATAACTCAGCAACAAAGAAGTGGACGATTTCCTCTGATGGTTATCTTCCACTTTTTTTTTATCCTGACATACTTTATAATAATCTAGAAACCGAAGGCGGCGACAACTTCGTACTTGAATCTGGTGACCTATTCTTACTAGAGGCATAACATGGCTGACAAAAAATTAACCGATCTTACTGCTCTTACTGGCGCTTCCTTAGCCTCCGGCGACTTGTTCTACGTTGTTGACATCAGCGAGCCTACAGCAGCAGACAAAAGCAAAAAGATTACTTACTCTGAACTATCTACAGTGTTCTTAACTTCTTCTTCCACCATTGAGGGTGGTACTTACGCCTAATGTTTTGCGCTAAGTGCTCAACAGAAAAGGATAATAGTTTATTTTTTAAAGATAAACGAAGAAAAACAGGTTTGTATCCTACTTGTAAAGAATGTTGTAAACAAAACTACTATAAAAACCACGATAAAATTAGAGAAAGACAAAAAATATATCACCACAAAAATAAAGAATCTCTTTTAGAAAAAATGAGAATTCGAAATAAAAAGTGGAGAGAAAGTAATAAAGATAAAAATTGTTTCAAATCTAATAAATACAGAGTATCTAAGTTAAAAGCAACACCAAAGTGGGCAAATTTAAAAGAGATTGAATATTTTTATAGACTTTCACAGCAATTAACAGAGTTAAGTGGGGGTTTTGTTAAACATCACGTAGACCATATAATTCCACTAAAAGGAAAAAATGTTTGTGGTTTACACGTCGAAAACAATCTTCAAGTTTTAATAGACAAAGATAATTTGAAGAAAAGCAACAAAATGGAGATTATATAATGGCTGTGATCTTAACCAAGAAAAAAGACACCACTGGCGCTCCTGGTGCAGGTGACTTAACTAATGCTGCTGGCGGTGCTGAACTAGCAGTCAATACCGCTGATAAGCGTCTTTATACCAAAGACAGCGGTGGTAACGTAGTTGAGATTGGTACTAATCCTACTATCCTTAACGTAGACAATCTGCGTCTTGACTCAAGCACACTGTCTTCTACAGATACCAACGGTAACATTAACATCACGCCTAACGGCACTGGCTCTACAGTGGTCACAAAGCTGTCTGCTTCTGCTGCAGCCTTGACAGATCCTGTCATTACTGGTACTATCCTTGAAGACATCTTTACCATTACCGATGGCGCTGCCTTTGAGATTGATCCTGGCAACGGTTCTATCCAGTTGATCACCCTAGGCGCAAGTCGTACTCCCAAGGCTACGAACTTTGCTGCTGGCGAGGCAATTACGTTGATGGTAGATGATGGCACAGCATATACGCTCACCTGGACTGACAGCACCTTTGGTGGCTCTGGAGTGGTGTGGAAGACTGATAACGGTTCTGCACCTACGCTGAATACTTCTGGATATACTGTAATCGTGCTGTGGAAAGTATCTACACAGGTCTATGGCGCTCGTGTTGGCAACGCTTAAGGAATAACCATGCTTGCAAATAAAGCACTATCGGCTGCTCCGTCAGCAGTTCCTGTTTATGTCGAAGACGTTTTTTCGAGTTATTTATACACTGGTAACAGTTCTACACAAACGATCAACAACGGGATTGATCTGGCGGGTAAGGGTGGGCTGGTATGGATTAAGCGGAGGAACGCTGCAGATGATAGCAATTTATTGGACACAGCTAGAGGAACTAATTCAGTTTTAAGCACTGAGTACAACAATGCTGCACAAACTGGCTCTAGTTGGGGCATATCCAACTTTGCTTTTAACTCAAATGGAGCATCGTGGAGTGGTAGCGGAAGTAGTAATAATAACTCTTCTGGTACTTACGTCTCATGGACATTTGCAGAACAGGAAAAGTTCTTTGATGTGGTGACGTATACTGGTACTGGATCTACAAGAACTGTATCTCATAATCTTGGCAGCGTACCAGGCTGCATTATAGTTAAGCGCACCGACGGAACTGGTGGTTGGTATGTGTATCACCGGGCGAACACCGCAAACCCAGAAACGGATTACCTACTGCTTAACTCCACCGCAGCGACGGTAGATGACAACACCATATGGAACGACACAGCACCAACAGCTTCTGTTTTTACTGTAGCGGATGGCACGGAGGTTAATTTCAACGGCCACAGCTACGTTGCCTACCTATTCGCCCACAACGCAGGAGGCTTTGGCCTGACGGGCGCGGACAATGTGATTTCGTGTGGGTCGTTTACTACTGATGGTTCTGGTAACGCTACTGTTGACCTTGGGTGGGAGCCTCAGTTTATTATTAGAAAAGGGTCAACAATAGCAAGCAATTGGGAAATGTACGACAATATGCGCGGCATCGTAGCAGCGTCTTCATCTCAAACAGCCGCTCGTTTGTCTGCAAATCTTAGTGATGCAGAGGGAAGTTCACCTCAAATTTCAATAAACTCTACGGGATTTGCAATAACCAGCGGCGCAACGTCGCAAACATTTATCTACATCGCCATTCGCCGTGGGCCGATGAAAACGCCTACGAGTGGGACGAGTGTGTTCTATCCAAAAGTTCATGCTGGGTCATCGTCTTATGATGTTGGGTTTCCGACTGATCTTTGTATTTCTGGTGACCAATCAGGAAATGCTCTTAATTCTGTTGTGGTTTATCGTTTAGCTGGTAATAACAAATATTTTGGTGGAACAGCATCGACTGCCGCAGAACAAACTGTAAGTGTTTGCCAATTTGATTTACAAAATAGTTTTCAACTTTCTTATAACAACAATAATCAAGCAAGATGGCACTTCAAACGCGCCCCTGGCTTCTTTGATGTGGTCTGCTATACAGGTACTGGTTCAAATAGAACAGTAACTCACAACCTAGGAGTTACGCCTGAGTTAATGATTGTGAAGTGTCGAAGCGCCGCTAATGATTGGGCTGTGTATGCAAATAATGACAATACAGACTATCTGTTGCTTAATAGCACTGCTGCTACAGCAGATGACAATACATACTGGAACGACACTACCCCCACTGCATCTGTGTTTTCGGTTGGGACAAATGCGGATGTAAATACTAATAACGCAACTTACGTCGCCTACCTCTTTGCCTCTGTAACTGGTGTAAGCAAGGTTGGTAGTTACACAGGCACAGGATCTACTCAAACTATTAACTGCGGTTTTACAGCGGGCAGCCGTTTCGTTATGGTAAAAAGAACCGACAGTACAGGTGACTGGTATGTTTGGGACTCTGCAAGAGGTATTGTCAGTGGTAACGATCCCTACTTACTTCTAAACTCTACAGCGGCTGAGGTAACTAACACTGATTACATTGATACCGCAAACTCAGGGTTTGAGATTAGTAGTACCGCACCGGCGGCAATAAACGCTAACGGTGGGACATTCGTATTTTTGGCGATAGCCTGATTATCAAAGGCAAATAGGAGAATCAACTATGTATCGTATTAGAGCAACAGGTGAAGTAGTATCGCAAGGTGAGTTTCGCTCACGCAACAAAAACACATCATTTCCTAGCCAATGGTCTGTAGAACTGGTTGAGGAGCTTGGTCTAGATCCGGTGTTCGAGACACCAGCACCTACAGTGACTCGCTACCAAACTGCTTACAAAGACGGTGTTGAGCAGGTCGCTGGCAAGTGGGTATGGAAGTGGTCTATCTCGGAGATGTCTGCTGAAGCGATTGCTTCGAAGGATGCAGAAGCAGCTAAAGCAGTTCGTGCAGATCGCGATAAGCGACTAGCTGAGACTGACTGGACTCAGGTTGCTGATGCTCCTGTTGACAAAGCAGCATGGGCTACCTACCGTCAGGGACTACGGGACGTTCCGGCACAGGCTGGCTTTCCGCATGAAATTACTTGGCCTAGCAAACCGGAGTAATAAATGACTTCGCACATCTCTGAAGGCACTAAACACGCTGTAGACGCAGTGTCTGTTATGACAGTGATCGGTACACTAGCACAGATTCTACCATCGATAGCTGCTTTATTCACTATTGTGTGGACATCTTTTAGGATCTACGAATTGAGAACGATTCAAAAATGGTTAGGCAAAGGAGTCAAAGATGAAAAAGCCAACGACTAAAGCAGGAAAAGCAGAAAGCAGTTGCTATTGCAATGTCGCAAGCTGGTATGTCCAAGAAGCCTATGATGATGAAGAAGACTGGCCGTGGTCGCTAAAAAAGGCCTCTACTACAACATCCAGGCCAAGCGTAAACGCATCGCTGAAGGCTCCGGTGAAAGGATGCGTAAGCCTGGCTCCAAAGGCGCTCCTACTGCTAAGGCATTCAAAGAAGCCAAGAAGACTGCGAAGAAATAATGGTCAAGAAAGTATACCAGAACCCTGAAGGTGGTCTCAATGCCAAAGGTAGAGCCTATTTCAAGCGTACTGAAGGCGCTAATCTCAAACCACCAGTATCGGCAAAGCAGGCCTCTAAGTCGCCTAAAGCGGCAGCACGAAGGAAGTCTTTCTGCAGTCGAATGTCAGGGGTTCCTGGACCACTTAAAGATGAAAAAGGCAGACCAACAAGGAAAGCCTTAGCACTAAAGAAATGGGATTGTCGCTGAGTAGTGCTTTTTACTCTATCGGAATATAAATAATGGCAACTACATACTTACAGTTAGTTAATGATGTGCTTACTAGACTGCGTGAGCCTACGGTTGCATCTGTAACAGAAAACGATTATAGTTCCCTGATTGGTAAGTTAGTTAATGATGCCAAGCGTGAAGTTGAGGATGCTTGGGATTGGGAAGCACTGGCGGCTACTTACACTATCTCTACTTCTAACGGAACTACGTCTTACGCTATTACAGGTGCTGGCGATGCTTCAAGGATTCATCGTGTCTATAACACCACTAGTCGTCTTTATTTAGAAGAGAGGCCACACGAGTACTTCATCTCTAATATTGACCTAGCGGCTCAGACATTGTATGGTATTCCTGCTTACTGGGCTACTGATGGCCTTGATGCCAGTGGTGATCTAAAGATTCAGATCTTTCCTGTACCAAACACAACTTATACCATTAAAGTTGATGCTTATACACCAGAAGCAGAGTTGACCACAAACTCAGGTTCAACTAAGTTACCAAAGATTCCTATTGTTGCACTTGCTTGGGCTAAAGCAATTGAGGAGCGTGGAGAAGACGGTGGTGTTAATGTTAGCAGCCAATACGCAGTAGCAAAACAGGCGCTAGCAGACAGGATTGCTGTAGAAGCAAACCGTAGACCTGATGAGTTCTCTTTCTACTCTATATAATGCCCAACAAACCACTACAGTCTACTTCTCTTACCTCCCCTGGCTTCTTTGGTTTAAACACCCAAGACTCAGGGGTGGACATGAGTCCTAACTATGCTTTGATTGCACGCAATGCAGTCAT